GTGGCGAAACCATTGTTGGCAAAATTGGTAACACAGGCAGCGCATCAACCGGCGCACACTTACACGCAGCCGCATCACTCGAACGTTTGCCACACATGGCCAACCGGGACAAACTAATCGACCTATTTAAGAAAATAGACGAAACCAAACCTAAAACTGCCCCCGTAAAGAAACCAGCCGCTAAAAAGAAAGTAACGAAATGAGCAAGATAACTAAACGTATTCTTCGCACGTCAGCGTTTGCTCTAGGCGCTGGTATTGCGTTCATGGGCGCTGGTTCAATTTTTGAGTATTCAGCCCTAGAATCGGCTTTATTTGGCGCTACCGGTGCAATTCTTGGTTTGGTTATGGCGCTCGCTTTTACTTATGCCGGTAAAGGTTCGATTAGTGATCAAGACTTTGACGGTCACATTAACGAAAGTATCAATTCGGTAACGTCTAAAACTAAAGACAAGTAACCGTCGCACCCGGGCGTTATAGTCGGGGTATGAAAACACAGATAACAGCCGAATGGCTAGGCGCACCCGAAACCGGCACACCCGAATGGCACGAAAACCGCAAAGGCGTAACCGGAACAAAAATTAGCTGCATTATGGGGGCTAACCCCTACAAATCCGCGTACACGCTTTGGGCAGAAGAAACCGGGCAAATCACCGACACGTTTGAAGGTAACGACGCTACCGAGTTTGGGTCAGCCGTCGAAGGTGTCATTGGTGAAATGTTTATGAAACGTCACCCAGAATTTACCGAAGTGATTACAGCACCCGGACAGTATGCACACGAAACCACTAGATCGTTTAGGGCATCACCCGACGCGTTACTAAACGGGCGCGAGTATGGGCGCGGAGTGCTTGAAATAAAGTTCACGTCGCAATACTGGGAACAACCACCAGCACATTACATTCAGCAAGTTCAATGGTATTTATTCGTGCTTGGCCTTGATTACGGGTTTATTGCCGCATACACCGCCAGAGGCTACAAAGATTGGCTGATACAAGCAGACAAAACCCTACATACGGAAATGGCGGCAGCAGCTAACGCATGGTTACTATGTTGCGAAATGCAAATAGAACCGTTGTGGGACGGCAGCAAATCAACATACGAAACCGTTAGAGAACTATCACCCGGCCTAACAGACGAACAGGTCGAACTAGGCCAACTCTACGTTGATCTATACGCTGCCAAAGCAATAGCAGACAAAGCCGAAGAAATCTATCGGGCGAAACAATCAGAGGTTTTAGCGTACTTGAATGGCGCTAAATACGGGTTATACAAAGGCGACACTATGATATTGTTGCAAGCCCGAAACGGAAAACCGTTCATCACATTCAAATAACACAGAAAGCACACAGAAAAATGGCATTTAATTTAGACGCATACGAACCGGTTGCTGACCGTATTGCAAAGTTTTGGGACACATACCCAACCGGGCGTTTACACACCGAAATTGTTTTGATTAACGAAACTGAAATCGTTATCAAGGCATCAGCTTTTACTGACCGCGACGACCCACGCCCGGCAAGTATTGATTTTGCACAGGAAACCCGAAACAGTAGCGCAATCAATAAGCAGAATTTTGTGGAGAATTGCGCCACGTCAGCTTTGGGCAGATGTTTGGCAACTCTAAATTTCCAACCTAAACGTGACGGTAAAGCAGTACGCCCGTCACGTGAAGAGATGAGAAGCGTTTCGCTAGATTGGGACACCGAACTAGAGCTTTTGGTCGTTGCTAAGGATCTTGACGGGTTACGCAACCTTTACAAGAAATCTATACAAATGAAGGCTATGCCCGAGGTTGTAGATCGTATTAAGGCCGCAGCGGAGAACTTGAAGTAAATGGGAAAAGGGGGCAGCTGCCACAGAAAAACAGCTACCCCCGAACCCGTCATTGGGTTCACCCTTACCAAACTAGGGCTAAATAATTATAGCCGGAAAGAATGGCACTAATGAGAGTATTAGTAGCTTGCGAGTATTCGGGGACAGTACGCGACGCGTTTCTAAGACGGGGACACGACGCAATAAGTTGTGATTTATTACCAACAGACAAACCAGGGCCGCACTACCAAGGCGACATTTTCGACATAATCGACGACGGGTTCGACCTAATGATTGCGCACCCACCATGCACATACCTGACAAATTCGGGTGTAACCTGGTTGCACAAACAGCCAGATCGTTGGCAAAAAATGGAAGACGGCGCACAGTTTTTCAAAAGATTACTGACCGCAAACATTCCCAAAATAGCCGTCGAAAACCCAATTATGCACAAATACGCCAAAGAAATAATCGGACAGAAACAAACCCAAATAGTTCAGCCTTATCACTTTGGCCACATGGAGCAAAAAGCTACTGGGTTATGGCTAAAGAATCTGCCACCACTCATTGAAACCAATAACGTAAAAGCAGAAATGTTGAAGCTGCCGGACAACCAGCGCCAAAGGTTGCACTATCTACCACCTAGCGCAGATCGTTGGAAACTTCGCAGCACTACTTTTGCCGGGTTAGCTGACGCTATGGCGCAACAATGGGGCAGCGATGTCGCTTGAAGCCGTAGCCGCCGTACTCAATCATTCAAGAGCCAAAGGCGTGTCACGCAACGTGCTAACCGCAATCGCGTGGCATTTAGGGGACAACGTAGAAGAAGGCTGCTACCCGTCACAAGCACGATTAGCAGTCATGGCTGGTACCAACATTCGCCAAGTTCAACGGGCAATAAAAAACCTACAAGAGCTTGAAGAAATTGAATACATCACTCATGACGGGGCTGGGCGGCCTGATCGTCGAACGAACCGTTATTACATTTTGTTGGATTGCCCGGAAGGGTGTGATAGGTCTTTGCAGCATCGTTCACGACCCGACATTTACGACATAACGACCCGACATTTACGCCGTCACGACCCGACATTTACGCCGTCACGACCCGACAATAACGTCGTGTTGAATAAACAATATAAACAACTATGAATAAACAAAGAATCTAGTTAAGTGACGAACTAGGTTTTTGAGAAAGAAAAGGATCACAGAAAAATGGCAAATCTATCAATTATTGGAACAGTTGCAGGTATCAATAACGGACAGTACCCTTTGGTGCGTGTTTGGGAATCTTACGATTTCAAAGGTTCAGAAAAATTTAGGCTTTGGACTTGTTGGCTATCGGCTGACCCACAGTTGAACGAAGGTGACACTATCGAGGTTGAAGGCGTACTAAGCACCAAGGTCAGCAGTTATGTTCCTAAGAATGAAACTGAACCCCGTTCCATTGTTGAACATCATTTGAACGACGCAACCTATAAGTTGCTAAAAGCTAGTGACAAGATCAAAGAAACCGCGCCAGTGGTTGATGAGATTGAGATGCCGTTCTAAATGTTTAGATTGTTCGTTCCGGGTATTCCCAAACCACAAGGTTCAAAGTCAGCTTTTAAGCGTGGGAATCGTATCGTACTCGTAGAAGCCTCTAAAAGCCTCCCAGAATGGCGCAATACCCTGGAATGGACAATTACCGCATACACGCAGGAAAACCGCTTCACGACCGTTCTACGGCCGTTTAGCATAGAACTACACTTTTGGCTACCAAGAGCAAAAACAAACGCCAAACCATTCCACACACAAAAACCCGACCTAGACAAACTAATCCGCGCCGTACTCGACGCATTAACAAAAGCCAAAGCAATCAAAGACGACAGTTATTGCGTCGAACTATCAGCTAGGAAAAGTTGGGACGACTTCCACCCGGCCGGGGTAGAAATCACCATGATCCCATTTGATAACGAACAAATAACGGCTGGCATGTCGGAATTGCACCGTAAACGCAAACTGCTACTTTGACAAAGACACAGAAACGGGGGTAATCCCAAAATGGGACTATTAGACGACCTACAAAAACCAAACCAATACAATCTGCCGCAAGGCGAAAAATGTCACACATGCCGACTACTCGGCGAACTACCAGTTGAAGAAGCCGAAGCATTACGCGAAGCATTAGACAACAAAAAAATAAAAGGATCAGCATTAGCACGAATCCTAAAAACAAACGGCCACAACATAGGCGACACCAGCATTGGCCGACACCGTAGGGGGGATTGCCTTGGCACTAATCGATGACCTAAACGAAATACCAGAAACCGAACCCGAAGACATACAACTCTTACGGCGAACAATACGCAACCTACAAACACAACTACTCAAAGCCAAAGACCGCAACGAACAGTTAGTTGAAGTAACAAAAGCCGCAGCGTTCGACGCAATGATCGCACTTGGCAAAATTGCACCAGTTCAAGCCGCAGCGAAAGACAAACGCAAAGGCGACGAAGAATGCGCACTCTGGGTCATGACCGATTGGCAAGGCGCTAAAAAGTCAAACAGTTACAACTCGGAAATCATGCGCGAACGTGTACTAAGGTTTGCAAGTAAAGCAATCAAAATAACCGAAATACAACGCAGCCACCACCCAGTACGCCACTGCACCATAGCGTTCGGCGGCGACATGGTAGAAGGATTGTTCAACTTCCCAACACAAGCGTTCGAAATTGACAGCACCATTTTCGAACAATACGTAAACGTATCCCGGCTACTCGTAGATGTTGTACGCGAGGCGCTCGCCGCATACGAAACCGTTACCGTAGTAGCCGAATGGGGCAACCATGGGCGAATCGGATCTAAACGCGACGCAGTACCACGCAGCGACAACTTCGACCGCATGTGTTACGAACTAGCCAGGCAACTATTAGCTGGCGAAAAACGTCTAACCTGGAACGAATCACCCGAAGACGTACAACGCATCGAAATTGGTAATTACCGGGCGCTACTGTTACATGGTGACGAAGTAGGCCGCAACGGGTTCGCTTCCCCTGCCACCATTGTGAGCCACGTAACCAAATGGCAATCAGGTAGCTACCCTTGGGAATTCCGAGACGCCTACATCGGCCACTACCACACACATGCAGAATGGTCGTTACCAAACGGATTAGGTTCGGTATACCAAACAGGATCAACAGAATCCGACAACCGTTACGCTGGCGTAATGCTCGCAGCAACAGCAACCCCGTCACAACGATTGCATTTCATTGACCCTAAAGTCGGCCGGGTAACAGCCACATACAAAGTTTGGGTTGATAAATAACAATCACATAACAAGCCGATTAAACCCGTAGTTTCTTGGTTGCTACGGGTTTAGTCTTAACACACACAGAAAGGCAACAAATGAAACTACTAACCGTAATGGTCATAGGCACAGCCCTAGCAGTAGCAGCCAACACACCAGAAGTCATGCCCCTAGTAATAATCCTCGCAATATTGCTACAACTACCAGTAAAGAAAAACAAATGAGCGTCTACATTCAAGCCATGCTGCTACTCATAGACCGAAATTTAGAGTGGTCAAAAGACCTAGAAACAATACGCCCACTACTATGCGCACTATTCATGCACATGGAAACAGACGGAGACCCAACACCAATAATCCAAGCCCTAGCAGAAAAGATTTGCAGCGATGAATAGCCTATTTACAGCCGGATACCTAAAAGGCCGCGAACACGAACGCAAACACCTAACACACCTAATCCGCATAGAAATCTACAAAGCACAAATAGACGGCGACCAATACGCCGAAGCAGCACTACAAGACCTAGCCGACCACCTACAACTAGACACAGACCTAAACAATGGCGAACTGGCATCAGAGTAACGAATGGGCAAAAGCCCGAGCATACGCCAAAACCATACTCGAACCACAATGCGCATCATGCGGCAAACATTTAGAAGGCAACGACTGGACAATAGACCACATAATCGCAAGTGATCCACCAAACCACAACATAGAAAACCTGCAAAGCATGTGTCGCGAATGCAACGGGCGCAAACAAGACCGGGTACTCAAACGCGTCAGCTGGACAAACCCCCGATGGAAATAACCACACCCACACAGAAAGACAAACAACAATGGCAAAACACAAAAAACAAAACACCAAACTATACGACAACTATTGGTACATAAGACGCATGTGGTACGGCATTTGGCGCGACCAACTACGCAACACAACACGCAAAACAATCCAAAACATCAAACAACACGCAAACCAAACACGAAAAACAATGAGGCGGTTTTTCTAAAACCCGATTTTTATCCCGCGCAAGCCGCAGGTTTTTTACAAGTGGTTGAAATTATCCGGGGTTAGAATGGGAACACACACAGGAAGGCACAGAATGACCGTAGAAGACTTTTCAAAGTGGCTTGAAGGAAAAGACCTTAGCCCAGACCAACAGATTCTTGCTGGGCTTTGTATGGCTTTGGCGAAATCCTTTGATCAGAACCCACATACTTCGACAGCCGCCGAGTTGCGCAAGACGTTTCTGGAGTTGCAGCGTCAGATTGGTTCGAGCGTGGTCGAGGTTGATCCGTTAGAGAAGCTACTCACTCGATGAATGTTCATTTCAGTAGCGCAACAGATGATTGGGCTACACCGCAAAACTTATTTGACCAATTAAATTCAAAGTACGGTTTTACGTTAGATGCTGCCGCTAGTCACACTAACCGCAAAGTCGAACAGTACTTTACAAAAGAAGACGACGCGTTAGCTAAAGATTGGCCTGGCGTAGTTTGGCTAAACCCACCTTACGGCCGAGAGATTGGCAAGTTCATGGCTAAGGCTTATAAAGAATCACAAAAAGGTTCAACCGTCGTTTGTTTAGTCCCAGCCCGAACCGATACAGCATGGTGGCACGATTACGCCATGAAGGGCGAAATTGAATTTCTTAGAGGTCGCCTAAAGTTCGGTAACGCCAAAAATGCTGCCCCGTTTCCTAGCGCCATAGTAGTTTTTAAATAAATGTTGCAACTGCCAGCCACATACACCCAACCGCTATCAGACAACTTTGTTACTGACGGCGACCGGCTTATTGAGTTGGCAGAACTGGCGTGGAAATCGCCGGAGAACCCAGACGGGCTACAGCTAGACGAATGGCAACGCTGGCTAGTTCGGGCGGTTCTAGAAAGATACCCAGACGACTACGCCGACCCGTTGCTACGTGGTCGTTTGAGGTATCGCCAAGTTGTTGTGTCAGTTGGTCGCCAGAACGGTAAATCAGTTCTAGCCGCACTGTTCGGTTTGTATGGCGTGTTAATGCATGAACAAGGCGCAAACGTTGTATCACTAGCGTCGAGCATTGATCAGGCAAACATTGTTTACAACCGAGTACGCTACGTTATTCGCGCCAATCAGTGGCTTACCAAACGTTTCAAGAAAGCGTCAGAAACGCGCGGTATTTTGTCAGCTGACGAAACCAGCCGGTACATTGTCAAACCAGCTAAAGAAGGCGCACTACAAGGCCAACCAATCAGCCTATGCCTATTTGACGAACTGCACCTAGCCAAAAAGGGCATGTGGACGGCCGCAGTTTTGGGAACAACAAATTACGACGACGGCATTGTCATTGGTATTACAACGGCCGGTAATGAAGAATCAGAAACACTAATCAACCTTTACAAAGAAGGCAACAAAGCCGCAGCCGGTGAAAACGACCGCTTCGGTTTCTTTTTATGGACAGCACCAGAAAACGCACCCGTAGACGACCCGGCCGCAATCATGGCAGCCAACCCGTCAGTAGCATGCGGTCGAATTCCGTTAGATCGTGTACTTGCTGACATCAAAACACTGCCCGAACATGAAGCACGACGCTACCGTCTAAACCAGTTCATTAGCGGCGCAGCAACCAGTTGGCTACCCGGCAACCTTTACAAACAAGCATCAGGCAACGGCATTACAGACCCTGCCGGTGTTGTCTTCGCTATCGACATGGCCGACAACTGGGAACACGCCACCATAGCAGCCGCAAACGCCAACGGTGAAATACAAGAAACCGAACTGGTCAAAACATGGAACAACCCAACCGAACAACGCCTATTTGACGAATGTTTACGGCTATGGCGACAACACCAACCCCGAGCAATCGTTGTAGACAACCGGCAACTCTCCAACCTAAGCAAACGACTGAAACAAGCCGGGTTAACCGTTTGGAGTTTGCACACTAACGAAATGACAGGTGCATGTATGGCCGTTTACGCCATGTTCGCTGCCGGGCGTGTAAAACACAACAACGACCCATTACTGAATGTTCAAATGGCTAACGGCGTCACCAAATACACAGGCGAAAACTGGCTGATTAGCCGCAAAGAATCCGTTGGCGACATCGATGCACTCATGGCAACCGTTATGGCATTATACGTTTCTGAACGAGCACAACACGCAGGTATTCAAGTATTTTAAATTTCTAATGCTACTATGCTTTACGTATGGCAAATTTTTGGCAGAGAATCACAGGTGCAAAACCTGAACAGCGCGCAGCACAGCCGACCATTCCCACCCGTTCGGCTGCTGTTGTCACGCCCGACACTGCTCTAAGCCTGACCGCCGTTTTTCGTGCCGTACAGGTTTTAGCAACCCCGATTAGCAAAATGCCAATCAATACTTACCGTTTTGCTACCGGCATCGAACTAAAAGTCGAAAACCCGATACTTGTAAACAGGCCGTCACTAACCCAGACACGCCGCGACTTTATTTTCCAAACCGTAACTTCGTTAGCTCTCGAAGGTAACGCGTTTTGGTTCAAAGGGTATGGGTCAAACGATCAGGTAAACGAACTAACACTTATACCTGCGAGCGCCGTTGGTGTTGCTTACAAAGACAGCGAAGACATCACTAAAGGCGTCGTTTACGACTATTTAGGTAAAAAATACACTTCACGCGAAGTCGAACACCTACGCTTATTCACTAAGCCGGGTGTTTTGCGTGGTATTAGCCCAATCCAATCCTGCTACCCAGATGTTTCAAGCGCCTTAGATCTACGCGACTACGCAAAAAACTGGTTTACTTCGGCCGGTGTACCTACCGGTGTTCTAACCACTAACGCCATGCTTTCGGTTGCCGAAGCCGAAGCTATTACTGCTAACTGGCACAACAAACAGCAAAACCGTCAAGTCGCTGTTCTAGGCAACGGGTTCGACTACAAGCAAGTAGCACTTTCACCACGCGACGCATTGTTTGTTGAAATTCAGGAACAGGCTACACAGGCAATCGCGAGAATGTTCGGTATCCCAGCCCGTCTACTGCTAACCACCGTACCTGGCAGCACCGACACTTACACGAACCTACAAGACGAAAACCAAGTCTTTTACCGTCATACCCTTATGGCTTACATCGACGCAATCACCGACG